GGCCACAGGGTGGCCACCTTCGTGCCAGTTCGTCTTGCTGGCCGTGGCCCGATCACCTTCTCTTCAAGACGTCAAAGCAAGACGATGACAACAGACAATAACGAATCAAAACTGTCCGACCTTCAGAAGTCCCAGATAGAGCACGCGTTCGCCTACATGCAGCGCGGCTGGTCATTGGTGATGATGCCAATGAAGACCAAGGGTCCCAACTACCCCGGCTGGAACAGCCCATCCGAGTTGATCAACACCCCAGAGCGCGCGGTGTTGAAGCTCAGCCAAGGCCCACAGAACATGGGTCTGGTGCACCAACCCAGCGGAACCTGCGCGCTCGACGTGGATGATGAGGCATGGTCTCGTCACATCATGGAGGAGCTTGGCATTGACTACGACGCCATCATTGCGCAGGGTATGCGCATTCGCAGCAAGGACAACCGCGACAAGGTGATCTTCGTCGGCGCCCCTGCGGACCTGCCGTTGCTCAAGATCACGTGGCCAAAGAAGGACGCCAAGTCGCCCGTCGATCGCTTCACCATCATCGAGTTCCGTGCAGGCCCCAACCAAGACGTGCTCCCACCCAGTCAGCACCCTGATGGGCACAACTACACGTGGACAGAAGGCCGTGCACCGTGGGACTTCGAAGAGATGCCCACCATGCCAACGATCTTGCTGGACCTGTGGCGTCAGCTGGCGGACCGCTCGAGCGGGCTGCGCGAGGAGATCGACAACATGTGCCCATGGAAGACCATGCACTCAGGCAAGCGTTACGCGCAGCAGAGTCGCACCGTCAACCCTGAGCACAACGATGTGATCGGCGCGTACAACAAGGCCGTGAGCTTGGAATACCAGTTGACGCAGGCGGGCTACCGCAAGAAGGGTAAGCGTTGGCTGGCCCCCAGTTCATCCACGCGCATTCCCGGCGTCGTGGTGTTCCTCGACCAAGAGCAGCAGAAGTGCTACAGCCACCACGGCTCAGATCCACTGGCCGATGGCTATGCGCACGACGCGTTTGATCTGATGTGCACCCTGCAGCACAACGGTGACATCAAGGGCGCACTCGATGAGGCGGCCAAGCTGGTGGGGATTGAGCGGCACGCACCCAAGCGCAAGCCAGACGTGGTCATTGACCTCGACGCAGCCCTCGCTGCACAGGCAAAGCGTAAGGCGGCAGCCCAGCCCATCCCCGTGCTCGAGCGCAGCACCACGCCCATCACCTCGACGACCATCATCATCGATGAGGAGCGTGACCTGCCGGTGCTTAAAAAAGAGGCAGCCAACTCGGATGAGTTGGCCTACGACGTGCCGGATTACCCGCGGCACTTGCTGCAGCCCGGCGGCATCGTGCAGGAGATCATGGAGTGGATCTTGCAAACGGCCCAGAAGCCTCAGCCCATCCTCGCATTGGCTGGCGCACTGAGCGTGGTGGGCACAGTGCTTGGCCGCAAGGTGGCTACGAGCACCGGCCTGCGCACCAACTTCTACCTCGTTGGCGTGGCCGGCACATCCGCCGGCAAGGACCATGCACGTAAGTGCGTCAAGGTGCTGATGACCGCGGCCGGCCTGCACGACTTGCTAGGTGGTGAAGAGCTGGCATCCGGTCAGGGCCTGTTGGCCAGAACCGCAGCGCACCCCAACACGCTGTTCCAAATCGACGAGCTGGGCCTGCTGCTCAAGGCCGTGGCCACAAAGGGATCAGGCCCGCACCTCGCATCGATCATTACCAGTTTGATGAAACTCTTCAGCTCTGCCGGCACGGTCTACAACGGCACAGAGTACGCGGACCAAAAGAACCGCAGCCGCGTGGACATTGCGTACCCTTGCGTGGGCTTGCATGGCACGACCACACCCGAGACGCTGTGGCCCGCGCTGCAGAGCCAAGACGTGGTGAGCGGCTACCTGAACCGCATGATCATGATGTTCGTGCCGGACCGTCGCGTGCAAAAGCAGTACGTGGGTATCGGTCAACCACCACAGAGCATCATCGACTGGATGAAGGCAGCCCGCGAGATGAGCAACGGGATCATGGGCCTAGACCCAGCCAACCCGATCGAGGTGCCCTTTGCTGGCATGACCAACCAGATCTTCATGGACTTTGACACGTGGGTCGAGGACCACATGGAAGAGGTCAAGGCCAAGCAGTTGGCTCCGCTGTGGGGTAGGGCATGGGAGCACGCCGCAAAGTACGCTCTGGGCTTCGCATGCGCCCGCTACGACGCTCAAACGCTCAAGCAGGTAGCTCAGGGTGGCGGACTGGAGATTGACCCATCCAGCGCCCAATTAGCCATCGACTTCGTCAAGTTTACGATGCTAGTCCAAGAGACCCAAGTGGCACAACGGATGGGTGACAGTGACTTTGATCGTCAGGCGCAAGAGACCTTGCGCGTCATCCGTAATGCTGGTGTGCGTGGACGAACACACGCTGAGCTGGCAGAGGCAAGTCGTATGTTCAGGGCATTGAAACCCAGCGAGCAAGATGCGGTGATGGACTCAATCAAGCGTCGTGACCTTGTGTCTTTGGTTCAGTACAAGCCATCATCTGGCAAAGGCAAACCACGAATGGCATGGGTGGCAGCAGAATTTGTTGTCCCTACAACTGAAGATGAGGAGAGCCAACAAAGCTGACAAAGCGGACAAAAGGCGGACAGCCTGTCCGCTCGGGAAAGCCGCATGGGGCAAGGGATTCAGTTATATATACATACAAAAAGATATACTCTTTATTTATATATATATACTCCCCTCCCCATTGTTTTAGGCCCCGTCCGGTTTGTCCGGTTTGTCCGGTTTATTAGATTGATAAAATGGTTTGTTGTAAAAACACAACACTTGTTACTAATAACGAACCTGCTTAAAAAAGAGGCAATATATGGATTTGAAAACGATTGAGTTGGAGCTGCCTTGGCCGCCAACTGGCAACCATGCGACGAAGCACACACGATCTGGCGTGCACTACAAAACGCCCGAGGCTGTTCGCTACCGCGCTGCCATCGCGCAGCTGCTTGGCTGGAAGGGGTTGGGCAAGGAGCCATTGGCTGGCCCGCTCAAGGTTGATTGGTTGCTGGCCCCACCTGATCGACGTGCTCGCGACGTGGACAACGCGCGCAAGGAAGCAGCCGACGCCCTCACGCTTGGCAAGCTCTGGGTCGACGACTCGAACAAGGTCATCCGCAAAGAGACCTTCATCTGGACTGACCCTGAACCAAAGGGAAAGATTTTCTTGACGATAACTATTGGAGATTTGACATGACTGCATTTGGACTGGCCCTGATGGCCATCTCGTTCTTCGCCGCGTGGTACGAAGCCGTGATTGGTTTACCGGAGCGATTAGTGAAAGTATTTGGCAGCATTGGCATTGTTGGCTTCGTGTCATTCGTTTCTGGTGTGCTGACTTGGGTGTGGAGGGTGATGCCATGACTGGAGAGCAATACTGGCGCCAACGCTACGAGATGCTGATGGCCACCGTGTCGGACATCATCAAGAACTCAGCCAACCCGCCGATGAAGATGCTTGCAGACGCTGAGAGCTTCGAGGCTGGCAAGGCCATGGCATTCAACGAGGCTAAGTATTCGATCGGTATCGATACCAGCGACGGCGTTCACACGGTAGTCGTGAGCCGTCTCATGCCCAACCAGCCAACGGTGGTGGTGGCAACTGAGAGGCTACCGAGCGCAATCAAACAGCCCGTGTTCTCTGGTGCGATCTGTGCCAAGTGCAAGATCAATCGATTGGAGCAGCCTTGCCATACGCCGGGTGCGTGCGGCTTTGTGGGAGTGGCGCAATGAGTGAAGCCAACATGACTGGCTACCAAACCGCCAGAGCAATCTCGCACCACTTCGGCATCACCATCTCAAACGACGACGCCATCAAGCTGGACCGCGCCCTGCGCGCTACCGTTTACCACGCGATGGAGCAGGCTAGGCGCGAGGAGCGTGAGGCGTGCGCATTGATTGGCGACGGCTTCCATGACGACGAAGCCAACTGTGGGGACTTGATCCGCGCGAGGGGAGCCAATGCATGATCGAAGTCATCAAGACCTACACCAGCGGACCGACGAGGCCAGTGGCAGTGACGCTGGCATATCGCTGCAAGAGCTGCGAGAGGATATGGCCAGACATAGTCAACGACAGAGTCAAAGCGTACAACCACGAATGCAAGGGAAAGAAACCATGATCAACAAACGAGCACTTGAGAAGGCAATCAACGACACCATGCGCGAGCAGTTCGCAGCGCAGATGCGTGAGTTCCTTTGCTACGGCGCACCCAAGGAAATCACTGAGCTGTACAAGCGATACGTTGACGAGTGCGAGGCGGCTGAGCGACGACGCAAGAAGTACATACTCCATGCCGTCTGCACATTGGCCTCATGCATTTGTGTCTTCATCTTTATTCTGGCAATGAACAAGCTATGACAACACACATCGACAGCACAGGCGCAGCAGCCGTGGACCACAACTACTTCTGGCAACCCATCGAGACCTGCCCACGCGGCGCCAAGGTGCAGCTGTTGGGCAAAGGTGGCGTGGCCATGTACGGCCAGTACCACGGCAAGGAAACTTTCTACACACACTGGGCGCCATTGCCCAAGCTAAAGCGAGGTGACCAATGATTCGAATCCAACCTGATTGGTGCGGTGAATTGCTCAGCATGTGGGCAGCCAAGGATTGGAGCGACGCACAAGGCGACCTCGGCTTCCCTCACGTGTCACCCATGTTTGCCAAGACCACTGCGTTCGCTGCCGAGGTCGAGGACGTCGAGGGCTACAGCAGCGCAGAGCTTCGCGCCATGACCGCTGCAGTTGATTGGCTCAAGACCACACACCCAGATCACTGGCGCGCACTCAGCCGTGAGTTCAGGCAGTGGACCCGCAAGGACCTGCAAGAGAAAGACAACGACCGAGAGCTGGTGCTCGAGGCTGGTCGCATGCTTGCAAAATATATTGACGAGACCCTTGGCTGACGTTCACATCTGTTATACAATCGCGCAACGCAATTTCGCGTTGCATCTTGGAGACGACCATGATCACACCACAAACCGAAAGCGGCCAAATCGTTGGCCACCGCACACTCACCAACTCAACTGTTGACCACCGCAAGAACCCGCTCGTTGTTGGCTGGGTTCCAGTGCGCGCAGGATCGCAACAGCATGAGGCAATCCCCAGCCGATTCAATGACCGCCTCGAGTACCGCGATGGTCGCGTGGAGGAGTTGTGAGCAGAGCGCCAACCATTGGGCAGACAGTTCGCAAGCTGCTGCTCGACAGCGAGGATGGCCTCACCATCAAAGAGCTGTCGGATGCAACCGGCCGCACGCAGGATGTCATCATCTCAACGCTGTCTCGCACATACGGTTGCTACGTTGGCCGCTGGTGCAAGCATCACCCAGCCAGCCTGAAGCTCAGCGCGGTCTACTACTGCGTCGTCGTGCCGGCAGGTGCACCAAACCCTGAAGGTGAGATCAGCGTGGACGAGCGACGCGAGCAGCATCGCAAGAGTGCGATGGAGCGTGCGGCTGAGCTTCGTGAGTTGAGGGAGCGCCAGCGGCTGGCCAATGCAAAGATCCGCGCCGAGAACGAAGCACAACGCTTGGCCCGTCGTGAGATGCGCGCCCAGATCAAGGCCGAGGCTGACGCACTCAAGGCTCAGCAAAAGGCAGAGCGTGAGGAGCGCAAGCGCAAGCGGCTAGATGCTATGCAACCCGCCGCACCCGAAGGCTACAAGCCGGCAAAAACCGTGTGGGTCACACCACCACCATGGAGTCACTGATGACGTACAAAGACAAACTGAAGATTGCACAGTCAATCGGAACGCTGCTGTGGAAGCTCGCGGTTCTGGCGATGATGATCGTGATATGGGTGCAGATCGTTGATGGTCTGATCCACAAGGATTACATGCAGGCGCTGGCTTGGGCCGCGCTTCGTGTGATCGTTTCATTGAATGAGATCGAGGAGAAGCTATGACTGAGAAAAATCAATACGCAGCGCCGCTCAAGTTTGAGCTGCCAAAGGAGAACAACATTGTTTTCTACAACGGCGGCGGACCGGCCGCTGAGAACGAGGTCATGCGCATAGATCGCAATGGCGTCAAGGTAAACCCAAAGCTATCCACCGATGAGGCGACTGATGCCGTCATACGCGCCTTGGATATTTACATCAAGAACTTAGCTCAGAAAGAATACGAGCGCGGGTTTGAAGATGCGCGAACAAGGCCATAAGGAGAAGCCATGACAAAACATTGGTCAGACTGCGCTGTAAACAGCGAGCCATCCTACCCAGCCGGCGAGTGCGACTGCGGTGGGTTTAAGCAATATCAAGATGAAGGCATGTGCCAAGCATGCGAGTTCGGACAATGCACGGCCAAGGCTGGTTGCGTTGCTATCTCAAACCCACCACCCAAGCAAGAGCAGGGTGAGCCACAGCCAACGCTTTACGTTAAAGACATTGACGGAAACTTTCATTTGCACAAAGAAAAAGGCCACACAGAAAACTGTGCAGCCCTTGGAGATGATTGTTGTCCAGAGAATCACCTGCCGCCCTCTCGTGTCGGAGTTGGTGATGATTATTCTATATCAGAACCAGCAGGATATATTGACCACGCCGATGGTCAAGTTGTTTGGAAGTCAACAAAACCAGCAAACGGCTCTTTGCTCTACACAACACCACAACAACGCAAGCCGCTGACGGATGAGTGGATTCCAGTTACGCAAACTTTGCTCAACGAGCAGCATGACTGGCTCTACAAGCCTATGTGGATTGCCATGCCAAACGGTCATGTTTGCACCGGCTATTACGAGTGGCAGCAAGGTCGATGCCCAGACCGCTTCATCACGGACGACCTTGGTGACATTCACGCATACAGCGCATCGCATGTCATGCCAATGCTGAAGCCAACGGCTCCAACAATCGAAGTCGCCCACAACATCAAGGCTCAAGCATGAGAGAGATCACGTACCTGATCTACATCATCCTATGGGAAGGCATGATCTTCGGCGGCACTGGCTACGCCGTGTTCGGACTGAACCACTCAGGCTGGTGGGTTCTTGCGGCGGTAGTTATTGGTGGGTGTGCGTACACACCAGAGCGATGGATACATGGAAAGGTAAAGTCATAATGACATGCAAACACAGATACGAGCCGACCAACTTCGGCATCAAGTACCGCAACCCAAAAGATTACTGGTGGTGCTGCAAGCGATGCGGCCACACCATATTCTCTGGACTCAAGGAGGAGCGATCATGAGCGCCGTCAGACAATTGGCAGCATCGATTGATCAGATCTCCAAGTCAATGCTGGAGTTGGGTGAGGCGTTCTATGAGCGCATCACTCGAGAGTCGAAGCGCATCGATGATCTTGAGCAGGAGATCGAGCGACTCAAGCGCGAGCCTCGCAAATCATTTGGACAAAAGATCAGGGAGAGATCATGAGCAGGAACGACATCACCGGCGACTCACTCGTGAGCAAGGCGGCCACCGAGGAATACAGGGCCAACCTCGAGCGAGTGTTCGGGGTCAAGAAGCCTTGGTACATACGACGCGACGAGCAAGCACAACAGGAGCAGACAAGTGAACATCGACAAGCTGAATCTGGACAAGCCAGCGCCACTGACGAACGCTGAGCGCCAGAAGAGGTGGCGCGCAAAGCAGGCGAGTCGCGGCATCACCGTGGCTTTCCATGCCCACACCGAGGCCACGGCAGCCCTGCTGTACCTACGCAAGCAGTGGGGCTTCACCAGCAATCAAGAGGCGGTCGAGGCTGCGCTGCGCCACCTCGCGCTCGAGACTCGCATGGGGCTGAAGCGCATCCAGCTTGACGCCGTTGACGTGCTCAAGTAAAATGCGCAAAGCCCCAGCGGTCCAACGCTGAGGCTTTACTTCCCATTACCGATAAAGGGCATCGATATGAGCGAGAAGAAGTGTAACAAATGTTATACGGTAAAACCATTGCTTGACTTCACAAAAAATAAAAGAAGCAAAGATGGGTTTGAGAACAGGTGCAAGCTGTGTGACGCAGCAAGATTGCGCGAATATTACGAGCGCAATAGAAAGCAGCTTTCTGACTACGGCAGGAAAAAGTATTTAGAAAACAAAGAGGCCGAGAAGGAAAGAAAGAAACTTTACCGCTTAGCAAACCCTTATGTTATCTCCACTCAGTCATCTATGTATCGAGTGTCTAGAGCAAGATCAGTGCTCCCATGTCTGACCAAGCAGGATCTTGATCGCATAAAAACAAAATACAAAGAGGCGCAGTGGATGACTAGGCATACAGGAATCAAGCACCATGTTGATCACATTATTCCGCTCAAGGGAAAGCTTGTTTCTGGGTTGCATGTTCCGTGCAACTTGAGGGTTATTACGGCCAGCCACAACCTTTCCAAAAGAAATTCATTTGCGGCTTAGCAGAAAATGATGTAAAGTCGGCCTCGGATAAATCCGCCCATAACCCGCCAAGTGCGGGTTTTTTATTTTTTGACCCCCGCCGACGCTGGTTCGCGCCCGTCTCCCGTTCACCAGATGCTTGGTGCGGGGTCAATTCATCGTCTTGTGGAGACGCCACAGTGGACAAGAAAGCAGCAAAGAATGAGCG